TGCCGCTCTACCAACTGAGCTACAACCGCATTGCTGCCCCACCTGGGCTCGAACCAGGGACCTAGCGATTAACAGTCGCTCGCTCTGCCAGCTGAGCTATAGGGCATTAAACATTTGCTGCAAGTAAAAATTGTCTTAAACTACCAACACTCAATGGTACCCCACCATCTTCTGTCATACCAGTGCCGTCAATGATAGCGCTAGCAACAGAGTTTTTCTGTTGCAGCGCCTCATGTTGACGTTCTTCAATTGAGCCAGCGATAAGAATATCTTGGATTACGATTGTGGGCCACGTGGAGGACGCTCTTTGAATACGACCATTCCTTTGCGTAGCGTTTCCTGAACTCCAAGGTAAATCATAGTTGATAAGAAGGTTAGCAGCAGGGAGGTCCACACCGTAGCCCCCAGCATCAGAGCTAACAAGAACACGAATAGTGGGGTCAGTGTTGAAGGCAATTTTATTTTCTTCTTTAGTTTTAGCATCTAGTTTTCCCGAGTACTTTCTACACATGTCAACGCCCAGTGCGTCAACGACTTTATCTAACATATCAACATAGGTAGCAAATATAACTACCTTGTTGTCTTCGCTCTGTTCTAGGTGGTCTTTTACATATTGAACTAGGTAATCTAATTTAGGAGAGTTAGTTAATCCATCTAACTTACCAGTGTCTACAAGCTCGGCAATATAAGCTGAGCCTTCTCCACCCATTTGTTTAAACTTTTTAGCGCTAGTTGTTAACAACTCTGGGTGAGAACACAGCATTTTTAATGCGCCAATCTTAGACATAATCTTGCCACGCATCTCGTCTTCTGGACCACCCCTACGAGACTCAACACCGTAGTGAGCTAAAAGATTAAAGTTGTGCCCAAATAAATCTTGAGCTTCGTCTAAGTCACTGATTAAATCAGCAGTTATTTGGCTGTATAGCTTAGAAGCTTTGCGGTCAAAGACAATCTTTATAGGGTCTTTGTGGATAGTGTCTGGAAGATAGGGAGCAACATCGGGGTCTTTCTGAGCTTTACGTACAGAAGCCTCTTTCATCTTCTCGTGCAAAGTCTTTAAGTTACGGTAGTACTGTGGCGCACCCCAAGAATTTCTTACAATAAAAGCGGCATCAAAGATGTCAAACCTACCAAGTACGTTGGCGTCAACGAACTGCATAATGCTGTACAGCTCTTCAGGCTTACCGTTTTCAATTGGAGTACCAGTGAGTGCAAATCTAAATGGCGCATTTACTAACTTCTTTACTGCTCGGGAGCGTTTGGATTTAAAAGACTTGATGGCTGTGGCTTCGTCAAGGACGACAAATCCTCGTGGTAATTCCTTGATGGTATCCCAGTCGTTAACAACTTGCTCATAGTTAAGGACAATGTAATCAACCCCTGTATTCCGCCAGTCCATTGCTTCGGCGTATTGTTCTGCACGTTTCTTCGGCGTTCCATCAATGACCAGAGCTTTAGAAGTTCCATTGGTAAATTTCTCAATCTGATTAGCCCATTGGTATTTGAGGCTAGACAGACAAATTATAAGCCCTGGTTCAGTAATTCGGCTAGCATCCATCAAACGTTCTATAGCCGCAATAGTCAAGACAGTCTTACCCAAACCAAGGTCATAGGCAACCAACATCTTCTGACGCTCGCACATGCGGTCGACAGCCTCAGGCTGGTAAGGCAGAAGGGTTCCTGTAAATGTCACAGAGGTATCTCGTTAACTCTATCTTTAGACCAATGGATATAAGACCTAATATAGACAAGAGCGTAGGCAAGAGCAGAGAAGATAAAACCGTACTGGTCAGTAGTTAGCGCGTAACCAATCCACAAGACTTCGTTAAAAAGAAGCACTAGCCAGCCCCAAATAGTTTTACGTCCAACAAAGTAAATCCCGCCAACGCCTATAACAGCAAGGACCCAGGACCCATACTCCATAATCATGAGTACCCTCTCATTCTAGTTTGTATAAGAATCTTAAGGTCATCAAGGGTGCCGTTGTTAAGAAATATCTGGTTAACCTTTTCACCATCCATAGCAGTCTCTGACGCGTGAGCGTTTACTGGGATGACTCCACTGCGCTTTATGCGCCAAATCTGTGAGTTGTCGTAGTCTCTAATAGCCTTAGCTTCGTTTGGGTACCTAACATCCGTAATAACATAGTTAACTTCTCCAAACAACTGAAGTTCATTTAATGCTTGCTTTACCCAAAACATATCACCAAAAGTTTTACGAGCGCCTACACCTAAACTTTGTAACATAGTGCGAATTTCTGGGAAAGCAGTCTTGGCAACATCCCAACCATAACTGTCAACGACGGGCTGAACCCTATACCCGCCATCTTTAACTATAGGGTTCATCTCATAAAGAAGTTTGCGAATAGGGTCTGCAAAAGCGATACGTGTATAGCCATAGTGTTTAACAAGGATGTCAGCAACAGAGTCTTTGCCAGACTGAGCATAACCTGTAAGTCCAATAATCATCGAAGCGCCTTCTTTCCATGAACCATGTGACGAGCCTTCTCTAAGCCGTACTGTATCTCGGCTTTGCTCATTCCGCCAACATCTTTCATTTCAGTCTGCTCATAATTAAAGAACCAAGCTTCCTTGCCGTACTCTTGACAAAGAATTAACAGGTTTACGGACGACTCACGCCCAGACGTGTCATTGTCCATAGCAAAAATAACCCTATCGGCTCCTCTAATAACATTAAACTGTTGCATAGATACTATTGAACCGTAAGTACTAACCCCACCTTTAATCCCTACAGATGCTAAACGAACAACATCTAACGGCGACTCAACAACAATCATGTCTCCGCCTGTGTATTGTTTAAAACCAAATAAGGAATTACTTTTCTGTACGCCAGTAGGTTGGTTTCTAAAAAACCTAGACTTGTGACCCTTCTCCTGCCATCCCAAAAGCTTGTGGGTATATGGGTCGCGTATAACAGTAATCCAATTGCTGTGTCGGTTGTCCCACAGAACTTCGTAGTCTGCTGCCGCAGACGCTGCTAAACCTCTAGCCTTTAATGCTTCCTCTGGTGGCGTACCAAACGCAGATAACATTGACTCAGTTATATAAGTCAGCTCTTCAAATACTTTTTTAGGCTTTACTGCTTTTTGTAATGCAGCACTAAGATTTGTTGTTCCATCTTCAAGCCACTCTTTAGATTTGTCGAAGTCCCATTTTTGAATATAAGAGACCAGGGACAACAACCCACCTTTGAAGTGGCATGAAAAACAGATATGAGCACCTGTGTCTGAGTTAATCCACCACGACGGGTTACGGTCTTCGTGACCTGTACGCTCAACGTGTGCTGGGCAATAGCCTTGGATTTCGGAACCTCTAGTAGAGACAACTTCAATACCTAACCTTTCGAGTGTGTCTTCCATTTCCTCTATGGTCATAGGTCACTTCCATCAATCTCACGGAACTGGCCATTATTCCAATCCCACATAAGTGATACTTCTGCGCGACCAGAGTTACGACTGTCAAGAATCTTTAATAGACGTGTGTCGTCTACCGCTTCATCTTCACGCTGTAAACCAAACAAAACGTCTGCGTCTTGATGGAAAGATGATGAGTAACCAATAGAGTCAGCAGTTACTTGACCCTTGCTCATCTTCCATTTCAATGCCTGAGTTGATACAACAATAGGCACTTTAAACTTTTGAGCCATGCGCTTTAAAGAACGGGTGATGTTAGTGATAGCAAGGGGCTCGTTTGACTTACCAGTCTGCTCATCAATCATTAAGTAAGTACCATCAATAAAAACAATGTCTGGATGCAGTACCTGAATCTTGCTGGCGATACCAGTTACGGTCATGCCTGATGCGGCATCAACTAACCAAAACTTCTCACGCATCTTTGTAATGTTCTCAAGCTTTTGCTTATACCGTGCTTCTTCTTCTGGTGTTAGCAAGCCATTGATTAATCGACTGTGGGAAATGCGAGCTCGCATAGAGTCATAACGGGTAATTTGTTCGCTGTTGCTCATCTCAAACGACTGGAACATAACTTTCTTGTCTTGCATGTGCACGTTCTGTGCAATCTGTAATGCAAGTGTTGACTTACCAGTCTTAGGTGGAGCCACAATAACAATTAACTGACCGTCTTGTAGACCACCAGTTGCTAGGTCCATAGTTGGGAACCCTGTTGGAACTCCAAGAAGCCCTGGGTTGTTCTTTCGGTACTCATACTCATCCCAACGAGATAGAGGCTCGTTAGTTACATCTAGGTCGCTGCTCTTACTTAGGCCGTCTTCTTCAAGACTAGAGATACCACTCTGTAATGTAAGCAACGCTGTCTCATGGTCTTGAGCATCAATAAATTTAATAGCCCCATCAATCATCCTGATGGTGGCTGCAACGCGGCGCTCTTTAACTACAACATCAATTAGATACTCTAAAGAATCATGTACATCTACTAACTTATAGTTAGGGAAGTTTTGTCTGATTACATCAAGGCTTGGAACTTCAGCATAAGTGGTGAAGTGTTCACGGGTTAGTTTCCATACCTGTTTATTATCTGGGTCAACAAACCAGGAGTCATGGACACCGCGTTCAAATAGAAGAGCTAGGTCGCGGTCAGCAAGTACTTTGCTTAATAATTTAGTTTCATTGTTCATAAGCCTTTAAAGTCTCGCCCCCAGTGCCCGTATCGTAGAAGTCTTGATTGTATATCAACAACACCTACAACTTCGGGTCTGAGAGGTAACTCAGATACCAAATGGTTGACCGTGTCGTATGCCGTGAAGTATCTAAACGGGTTAGTACCTGCCTTGTCAAGCTGGTCAACCAATGTAGATAAATCTTGTTCCGTTAAATCATATGAGACAAGCTCTAATGTAAAGCCTGTTTTGTTTGTATACAGATACAACCAGCTAAGGATGGCTCTGTCAATCTTTTTGTCTATCTTAACAGTTGGAATTATTTTAAACTTTTTGCCTTTTTTAATTTCAAGTGTTAAAAAAATGTCGGTGGTAACAAGTAGCCTTTTTGGTAACTCGTTACTTATATCCCCATGCTTCATGGGGTTAGAATACCTCTATCTTTCCAAACTTGATAACAAATTCTCGAAAGTCTGTATTAGATTGGCGAGCCTTGTCCGCATCGTCTTTGGATGCACGGCTAGAAATTTCTAAAGGATAGTTGCCGTTATTATTTTCAATGCGCGTCTTTACAAACTTAACATGCTTGCAAGTGGCACGACCTTTAAAGCCAGGGCATGTACAAAATAATTTCTCAGTTCCTTCTTGAACCGATACTTCGTAGATTCCTGGACCTGGGGTCTGAGTCTGGCTTAGGAAAACCTGCACCAGTCTGTACTCTTCATTCACAGCATTCCTCATTTACGTAGGTCTCCTCTTTGTGACACGACTGGTAGATAGGCAAACGCACCTCTTGCGAAACTCTCTGTTGCGTCTCCATAGAGGCCTGCCCAATCATTTAATTCTACGTTTGTTGTAATGATAGTTGGTAATCCGTTGTTATATCTAGTGCGCAAAAGATGGTGGAGCATGTTCTTTTGCCACCCAGAGAGACCCGCATGTTCCTTGCCAATATCGTCTAAAACTAATACACGAATATTGTAGGCATCCGCTAAAGACTCACCTAGAACACCATGATAGAGGGTGTCCTGGTCATCTGTCGGCTCATTCATCATAGAACCTTTGAGGTTTAAGAAATCATTAAAGGTCATAAAGTAACAAGGCCTAATCAATGACTCGCTAGCCTTTACGTCAAAAGCCTCAATTGGCAGGGTTAACATCATTTCTTGGATAGTCGACAAAGCTAAAGTAGTTTTTCCACGCCCTGGGTTGCCGTATAATAGAAGACCTTTTCCACATGATGGATTACCAGCGGCCCGTACTACTTTGCCATCAGCCACAGCCTGAACCCAAGCACGTATTTTTTTAATATCTTCTTGGTCTGATTGTTGGCAGTCATCTAAAGTCCAACCCTGAAGTAGGTAGGGAATACCAGCAGACTGTATCCAAGAACGACGTCTAACTTTTTGTTCTTCTAACTTATACATTAAAACCCTCCCATGATTTAGATGCGTCATCCTTAAGTGCTGCAACATCGACGTCAGTGTTATTACTTCTGCGGATGTCTGGAAGCATATCTGGCGCCCTCTTTATAAACATACGCCACACCCTATCTGGGTTGTCAAGTCTCTTGTCGTGCTTGATAGTTGATAAAAACTTATCAATTAAAGTTCTTTCTTCTTCGCCGTTGGTTCCGTGTTTTTCGCGGAGCAACTCGATAGCGCCATTTAATCCAGAGCGGTTGGTTGTCCACTCAGCGATGTGCCAGATTTGTTTCATCTGGTCCGCAAAGTATGTAGAGACCTGGCTAGGTGTCCAGTCCTTAGTCTCACGGCTAGCAAGTTCAATAACTTTATCCGAGTGACGACTTTGACGAGCCTCTGTTTTTTCGCGGCGCTTTCGCTCGCGGTCCTTTGCCTTTAGTTCCGCCAAATCATCAGGGTCAATTGGGTCCCCGCCTAACATCTGTTCTCCAATCTTTAGGTCCATAGTTTCAAAAGTTTCATTGTGGTCCGACTCCGTCGGACCCTCTTTTAATAAAGAATTTGTATATAGACTATTAGGATAATTAGCTATATTGCTATTCTGTGAAATGGAGTTGCCTTTTTTGGCATGCGGTCCGCGTTCCTTTTTGGCACTCCGTCCGTCTGCCTTTTCGGCATACCGTGATAGATACTCTAGTCCCTCTTCAGTGATTAGCAACTGACTCCAGTAGTGACCGCCCTGACCCCTACCCTTCTCTAGGGCCACGTAGCCCCTAGAACGGAGCTCAGTCAGCCCTGAGCGGATTACCTTCACACCCGTCTGGAAGGCCTCAGAAAGGCCCTCAGCGCCTCGTAGAGCCCCGAATGAGCGAATATGTAGGAGTATACCTAGGGCTTTAGGGCTTATCGGTTCCATCACCCTTAGCCTTCTCCAATTCTTCAATAAATACTTTAGCAAAGATACGGGCTATGGCTTCTATTCCTTGATGGAGATTCTCCATATCCTCGACCTCGTCTTCTTCTTCGTCGTCTTCCCAATCTTCTTCTTCTTCGTAATCTTCTTCCTCCTCCTGAACAATAGGAGCCTCTTTCTTTTCTATAACCTCTTCCTTTGGAAACTCTGGCTCTTTGATTGCCTTGATATCTGGAGCAGCAGAGATAGGTGAGAGTCCATCACTTAAATCAAAACAAGGAACATCGTTCTCTTTACAGACTGCCAAGATGTGCTGGGAGTCCTGGTCTTCATCATCCCACAAGATAAATGCTGAGGTCTTAGAGCTCTTTAATTTTGATGCAGCTTCCTCGAACGGCTTTATAGTTACGTTCATACTGGCCGCGGGGATGCCTTCGTGTGTTGCATCCTCTGGGGCAAAGATTAAAATATCTTTGTGTTTATCTTTTGCGTACTGGGCAGCAAAGACCTGACCCTGTGACGGCTTTAATTTATACGGGAGTACTAAGAATCCCTCATTACCATTTGCATAGTAATAATCTTCCATAAGGGCTTCAATGTTTGCCCGACTTGTTTCCCCGTTACCACCTACGATAACAAAGTACTTTTCCATAAGACCTCCTTGTTAGGAGACCCATACTACACAATTTCTTATTCTGGTCTAGTCGGGTTAACAATGGCTGGTTTGTATACAGCTACTCGTTCTACAATAGCTAACAGAGCTGAGCCAAGAAACGCACCAGATACGGCATATAGTACGACTCCCTTGGTAGTTGAAACTTCAACTAACCAGCATGCGATGCTTGAAAAACTAATTGAGGAAATAGCATTGGTAACCCTATTACTAATAAAAATACTTAGAATAGAAACTAGCGGCTCTATGACTGCAAGCAAAAATGCTGTAAAGCATCCGATGAGTATTAGGTCTAGCATAGGGCTATCCTACTACGTCTTTGGTTGAGCAAGATACACGGCATAGGAAGCACCTAGGCCAACGTACTCGTCAAGGGCTCCTGCGTTCATACGGCTTTCAATAGCCACGCGGTTCTTGTAGTAGTGGCTACGCCCAGCATTAGGAGCAGCGCCTTCCCAGAAGAGCTCAGCTGTAGAGCTAAAACCTACGCTGCCGTCAAAGTACTCTAATACAAAGAAGCTATTTTCAAATAGAGAAGCGTCTGTATAAAGGATGTCTGATGCCGCTAGTGGGGTCCAGGCTAGCTGCACGTGTGCGTAAGCTGCGTTATCTGGAGCTACAGCTGTGACTGAAGCTCGTACCCATCCAGTAGCGTTAACAGGGAATGCACTTCCCGACGCCGTACTAATAACTGTCTTGCTTGAGTTGTACCAAACAATAGATGGTGTTACAGGGTTAGAGGTCTGCCCAGCTTTTACGTACACGCTAAATGAGTACGCAGTCTCAGGGTAGTAGATTCCCATAAGGTCAGCAGATGTTGTAGTTGACTTAACCAATACTTGGGTAGTTCCTGAAGATGTAACTCTAAACGCGTTTCCAGATTTGTACACTTCTCCAACAGTAACCGCTGTAGGAACGACAGTTGAACCAGATGCATTAAAGGTTAACTCATTATCACCAGCTGAGAGTAACGTTTTTACTCCATCAAATGGGGCACCCATATTTGTAACAACTACAACATCGCCAGATTTGTAAGTATGAACTATATCTGTAATAAGTTTTGCTACTCCAGCTGTTAGCTGCTTACTTGTTACTTTGTAAAAATCAATGTTAGGTTCTGCGGAACCACTAACTACAGAAGAAGTTGCGTTGGTCACTGACCATGGGGTGGTAGGGGATTCAAACCTAGGGTTCTTAAGTTCATTAATTCTGTTTGCTTTAAAAGTTAAATGTACAGTTCTAGCATCATCATAAGAGGTTACCGTTGCTGATTTTTCAAACTGAGCGGCGTCAATAAAATGATACTCATTTAAAGAGCTAGCGCCAACGCTTGAGATAATAATTTGTGGTACAGCGTAGTAACACTCTTGAGCTTTCTGTACAGATAATAGAAGACCAGAACCTGTTCCACCAAGTAATGAGTTGTTGATAGTAAACACTGTAGTTGTATCAGCACCAGCTCCACCATTAGGGATAGATGCAGATAGTACTACACCGCCGCTAATAAATACGTTTGCTAAAGGAGTAATGGTTGGTTGTTTTCCAGATACATAAGTT